ATGAAAATTGTTGTTTGTGTAAAGCAGTCTGCCGACGGCGAAATTAACCCGTTTGACGCGAGCGCTTACGAAACCGCGCTCGGCATAGACGGGGCGGAGATAACGCTTTTAAGTATGGGACCCGAAAAGACCGCGCCGTTTCTTGAAGGCTTAACGAGACTCGGCGCTGAAAGCGCCGTGCTTTTGTGCGACCGCGCCTTTGCTGGAGCGGATACTCTTGCAACATCATATGCGCTTTCCCTTGCGATAAAAAGGCTCTGCCCCGATTTTGTTTTCTGCGGCAGGCAATCGGTAGACGGCGATACGGGGCAGGTAGGTCCCTCACTTGCGGTAAGACTGGGATTTTCGCTTGTAACAAACGTTATGTCGCTTAAAAATACGGAAAACGGGCTTTCTTATACCGACCGTTTGGGGAACGGCGGCAATATATCCGCGCCTGCGGTTATAACGCTTGAAAAAAGCCGAAAACTGCGGCTGCCCAGCATTCGCTCTAAGGTGAAACCCGTTGAAATTTTCTCGGCTGGCGATATTAACGCCGATATTTCACTTTGCGGGCTTAAAGGCTCGCCAACGCGCGTTTTAAAAACCTTTGAGAACGATTCCGACCGCCGAAGCTGCACATTTATATCGCCTGATAAGCTGATGTGGGCGATAGAGGAAGGGCTTAAAAAGGGCAGACAGAAAATAAAGCCCGCCGAGAGTGCAAGCAAGCTTAAAAATGTGTGGTGTGTTGGCTCTTCACCCATAGAATTTGCAAAAACGGTAGGGGAAAATATAACCGTAATTGACCCCGATACCCCCGAAAAAACGGCGGAAATGATCCGCTCGGGTCACCCCGACGCGGTTTTGTGGGGGAGCGATATTAAATCAAAGGCTTTAGCGCCGCAGGTTGCCGCCCTTTTAAACACGGGGCTTTGCGCCGACTGCACCGCACTTGAAACCGACGGCGAAACGCTTTATATGTACCGTCCTGCGTGTTCGGGCAATATAATAGCAAAGATAAAATGCGAAACAAAGCCGCCTATGGCGACCGTGCGCACCGCAGAGGAAGAGCAGAAAAAAATTATTATAGGTATAGGCTACGGCGCGCGGGAGCATATAGCGGAGTTACGGGCATTTGCAGAAAAAATAAACGCGGGTATAGCCGCAACGCGCAAAATGACAGACGGCGATTATCTGCCCTATGAATTTCAGGTGGGGCTTACGGGCAAAACGGTAAACCCGGATGTGTATATCGCGGCGGGAATTTCGGGCGCGGTGCACCATATTGCGGGAATAAAGCAATCGGGAACGGTAATCGCAATAAATTCCGATAAGGACGCACCGATATTCAAATACGCCGATTACGGAATTACAGCCGACATATCAAAAACCGTGTGACCTGTATACCCGATCGCACAATAAATTTAAGAACGCTGTTAACAGTTTTCCACTTGACAATTCGGCACTTTTGTTATATTATTAACAAGGTCGAAAATGCGGCTTAATTCGTTTTCAAGCCGATTATATCGGTCGCAATATCTCTAAAAACGGAGGAATAGCTATGTCAATACTTATTACCGGCGGGGCCGGCTTTATAGGCAGCCATACCTGTATAGAAATGCAAAACGCGGGGTATGACGTTGTTGTTGTAGATAATCTTGATAACAGCAGCAGCAAGTCGCTTGAACGGGTTGAAAAAATTACCGGTAAACCGGTTAAGTTTTATAAGGAAGACGTGCGTAATAAAGAGGCGTTACGTAAGATATTTGCCGAGAATGAAATTGAGGCTGTTATACATTTTGCAGGTCTTAAGGCAGTGGGCGAGTCTGTCCGCGAGCCGATAATGTATTACGACAATAACCTTATAAACACAATTGTTTTGCTTGAGGTTATGAATGAATTCGGTGTTAAAAAGATCGTATTTTCTTCTTCCGCTACCGTTTACGGCGTTGCAACCGAAATGCCGCTTGTAGAGGGTATGCCGCTCGGAGCAATTAACCCCTATGGCAGAACGAAGCTGTTTATCGAACATATTTTAAGCGATCTATATGTTGCTGATAAGGATTGGTGCGTAGCTTTGCTTCGTTACTTTAACCCGATAGGCGCGCACAAAAGCGGTCTTATAGGAGAGGACCCCAAGGGAATACCCAATAACCTTATGCCTTATATTTCTCAGGTTGCCGTAGGAAAGCTTGAAAAGCTGCATGTTTTCGGCAACGATTATAAAACGGTTGACGGTACGGGTGTGCGTGATTATATACACGTTGTTGATTTGGCTCTCGGTCATGTTAAGGCAATAGACTGGGCGCTTAAAAATAAGGGCTGCGAGGCGTTTAACCTCGGCACCGGCAATGGAACGAGCGTTTTGCAGCTGCGCGACGCATTTGTTAAGGCAACAGGCGTTGAAATACCTTATGTTATAGATCCGCGCCGTCCGGGCGACCCCGATGAGGTTTATGCAAATGCCGATAAAGCCAAAAATGTACTCGGCTGGACAGCAAAGTACGGCATAAATGAAATGTGCGAGGATACATGGCGTTGGCAAAAGAATAATCCTAACGGATATGAAGATTAAACTGCTTATAACGGAACGGTAAAAACCGTTCCGAATATCCGCCTGTGGCGCAGCTGGATAACGCAGCAGATTCCGATTCTGAAGAACGGGGGTTCGAATCCCTTCGGGCGGGCCATAACTGGACACCAATTTTGATACAATGCGTATCTTGATTGGTGTCCAGTTTCTTTTTATAAAGTCCTTGATTTACAAGGCTTTTTCGATACTTTTTAATGATATAAGGCTTCGTGGCGTTCCGGAAACGGTCGCTGCGGAGCCTTTTTCATTTTCTCCCATAACACCTTTTAACGAAAGGTCGAGGGGTGTGCATTTTCGGCAAAAGGGGTGTGCACATTTTAATTATTCCTCAAGAGCGCAAAAGGAAGGCCGCAAAACCCGTTCACCCGAAAATGCGAACTATCTTGCGACCTTATATCTTATTCTCCGACCTTGACCTCCGTGCCGTTTTTGAAAACGAAGGTAATCGCACCGTCCCTGTGAACGATTGCCTTCTCGACCATCACCGTCCAGATGGTGTCGCTCCACTCACGCAAGACCACCGGCTGTTTTTTGAGGGTGCGGATGTAGAGCGCCATTTCCTTGTCTTTCTGTCTTTGCGTAGTACGCAGATTCTGTAACCGCTCCAGTTCCGCAGCGGCTTTTTCGTAACGCTCGGTGAGGGCTTCATACCTTTTCAGATAAGCCTCCTGGGACTGTGCTGTAGAAGCGTTTTCCTTGACTGCCGCCTTGACCAGTTCGGCAACGACCTGCGTTTCCTCGAGCTGCCGCTCAATTTCTGCGTCCAATTCCGCAAAGTCTGTCAGCGCACGGCGCATGGTTTCGCAGTCCTTGATGATCTGCTCTCGGTTCTCCATCATCCGATTGTAGGCTTGAGTGAAAAGCCGCTGCACGGTTTCCGTATCTACCGTGGGTGTATGACACCGTTCCTCACCCTTGAACTTGCTGTTGCATTGCCAGATGGTGCGGCGGTAGCGGTCGGTGGAATGCCAGACCTTTGAGCCGAAGAAGCCGCCGCAGTCTTCGCAGACCAGCTTGGCTGAAAGAACGCTCTTTCCGCTGTAGGCTCTGCCCAGGGATTTTCTTCTGACAAATTCCGTCTGCACATGATCCCATTCATCTGGGTCAACAATGGCAGGGTGGCTGCCTTCCACATAGTATTGCGGCACCTCACCCTCGTTGGGCTTCATCCTCTTTTCTAGAAAATCAACCGTGAAGGACTTCTGGAGCAGCGCATCGCCCTTGTACTTTTCGTTTTGCAGAATGCTGGTGACCGTGGTCTTGCTCCAGTTTTCCTTGCCGCCCGGTGACGGAACACCCAAGTCCTCCAAACATCTGCAAATGCTCGCCTGTGACTTGCCGTCAAGGAAAAGACGATAAATCAGCTGGACAATTTTCGCTTCACTTTCTACAATGGTAGGTCTGCCATCTTCGCCCTTTTCGTAGCCAAGGAAGCGTTTGTAGGCCAGATGCACCTTGCCGTCAGCGAAGCTCTTACGCTGTCCCCAGGTGATGTTTTCCGAAATGCTGCGACTTTCTTCTTGGGCAAGGCTCGACATGATGGTGATAAGAAGCTCGCCCTTGCCGTCAAATGTGAAAATACCTTCCTTTTCGAAGTAACATTCCACGCCGTTTTCCTTCAGCTTGCGGATGGTGACCAGACTGTCCACGGTGTTCCTGGCAAATCGGCTGACCGACTTTGTGACAATGAGGTCGATTTTTCCGGCAAGAGCATCCGAAACCATGCTGTTAAAGCCGTCTCGCTTTTTGGTGTTACAGCCGGAAATGCCCTCATCCGTATATACTTTTACGAAATCCCATTCCGGCTTGGACTGTATGAATTTGGTGTAATAATCCACCTGGGCTTCGTAGCTGGTGAACTGCTCATCGCTGTCGGTGGAAACACGGGCATATCCTGCAACACGCCGCTTCTGCGTTGCCACCTTCGGCAGGTGTGTCAGCGGATTGATGGTTGCGGGTATCATGGTTACTTTAGGCATTGTGCTTGCTCCTCTCTAAGGATTTTCGGCGTGCAGCTTCCTTCATCTCGTCCGTCCAGCTTTCACTGCGGGAGCGGTCTTTCCATGTGCGTGTCACTTCCGAGCCGTCTTTGAAGCAGAAAATAAGAATGTTGTCGTTGCAGATCCGAATACTCTGTATCAGACTGTGCAGCTGTTCCTGCGTAAAAGCCTTTACACCCAAAACTTCGGCTGTGGCCTGCTGAAGCGTTGCTTCCGGTATCTGCTTGGAAGCGCAGGCGGCTTTGCCGAGCGTATTAAAGGTTCCGCAGACCCAAACGATGCCCGTTTTGGTGGTCTTGCGGCGGTAGTTCTTTCCGCAGATGTCGCACACCAGAAGACTTGTGAATGGGTATGTGGTTCTCGGCGCTGGCTCTTTATTGAACTGAGTCGCCCGCCGTGTCTTCTCAGCTTGAACCGCTTGAAAGGTCTCCATATCAATAATAGCTTCGTGGGTGTCCTCAGCGTGGTATTGCGGCAGTTCACCGTGGTTTATGACGGTTTTCTTCGTGATATGGTTCTCACGGAAGGTTTTCTGCAAAAGCAGATTGCCCGTATAGGTGTAGTTGCTCAGTATCTTGGAAACCACAGACTGGTTCCATTTCCCACCGAAGCGGGACGGAACACCTTCTTCCGTCAGCCGTTTGGCAATAGCCTGATAGCCGTCACCGGCAAGGTATTCGGTATAAATGCGGCGGACAAGCTCGGCTTCCATCGGAACAATTTCGTACCGTCCGTCTTTCAGCCGGTAACCCAGCATGGCTCCATTCCACGGAATTCCTTCCTCAAAGTTCCGCTTGATGCGCCACTTCTGGTTTTCGCTTGCGGAGCGGCTTTCTTCCTGCGCATAGGACGCCAGAATGGTCAGCATCAGTTCGCCATCGGCACTCATGGTGTGGATACTCTGTTCTTCAAAGAAAATGTCCACCTCCCAGGCTTTGAAATCACGGACGGTCTGCAGCAGCGTGACCGTATTTCGTGCAAAGCGGGAGATGGACTTGGTGATCACCATATCGATTTTTCCGGCACGGCAATCGGCAATAAGCCTTTGAAAGTCCGCCCTGGAATCCTTCGTGCCGGTCTTGGCTTCATCGGCATAGACGCCTGCATAGAGCCAGTCGCCATTTCTCTGGATTAGTTCGCTGTAATGGCTGACCTGTGCGGACAGCGAGTGAAGCATAGCGTCCTTGCCGCTGGAAACACGGGCGTAGGCTGCGACTCGTTTTTTACGCTCCAGCTTCGGCGGTTTTGATACGGTGGTTATTCTTCCTGACATTGTGTCACCTCCTTGTAGTGTGACATATTACCTCTGAACCCACCGTATATCAAGTCAATCCCGCGATATAAACTACACGAAGATATCCCGTATTTTTCGGCCATAATTGTATCAATCGTGGCGTAATCCTCCGTGGTTAATATCCCCATCGACAGCATTTGCTTTGCCTGGAGCATGGCGGCAAGATACTGCTCCAGCCGTTCTCTGTAGGCGTCATTCATCACAGCCACGCTCCCTTCCGAATCGATCTGCGATATAGCAGGCATGAGAGCAGTACTTTCTGTGGTTATTTCCGTAGGCAGTAAAATGTTGTCCGCAACAGGCACAAGTGTAGTTATAGGTTGCTTTTCGGTTGATGCACTCCGGGTGTAATTTCCACCATGCGGTGCGGCAGGCGTCTGAGCAGAACTTTTTCGGTTTCTGCTTGGGGATGATTTTTATCAGCTTCCCACACTGCTTGCAAGCAACGGTATTCTTTGCGCTGTCGCCCAAACCGCTGCGGCGGCAAAAGGAGCGCACCGTATTGTCCGAAATTCCGAGTTGCTCACCGATTTTCACATAGCTGACGCCCTGTAAGCGCAGTGTTCGTATTTGTTCTCTTTGCCAATCTGTCATAGAGTTTTCCTCCAGTCCGAGGGTTCACCTCAGTACCAACTGGAGGAAAACTGCCTGCCTGGTCCGCAAAAAAATAACGCCCTCCACGGAAATGAATCCGCAGAGGGCGTATGCAAAGATTACTTATTCGGGATTTTCAGCTTCATGCCGCTGTAGATGACATTGCTTTTCAGTCCATTCAGGCTGACGATTTCTTTATAGCGGCTGCCGTTGCCGAGATACTTCTTGGCGATTGCCCAGAGGGTGTCACCATGCACCACGGTGTGGATGCGGTAATCCTCGGAGGGTTTCGTGCCTGCCATGACAAGTGCAGAAGTCTTGACCGGCGACATGATGGCGTACCTGCCGGATTCATCCTTATTGATGACCGCACGGTCGCCGCTGACCTCGACCACATACCAGCGGAGCTTTTTCACCCAGCCGGGAATGGCTTTGCCGTTATAGTAGGTGCTGCCCGTGATAGTCACGAGGTCGCCGACCTTGATAGACCCGGTGGGCTTGACCGGGTTGGCAGGCTTCACATCACCGCCGAGAGCCGCTGTGACCTTGGATGCCAGCTCACCCATGCGGGTATACATCCAGTTGCCGGGGCAGCTTTTGTTCGCAAACCACCGATGGACGGTCAGAACCATCTCGTCAGATTTCGGGGTGTAGTTCAGCGTCTTGGTCTTATCGCCGAGCCAGAGCAGTTTGGTTTTGCCGTTGCGCTTGCAGATGTCGGCGCAAAGCTCGATGAGTCTCTTGTACACCACATCCTTGAAAGCATAAGGCTCGGAATTGTCGCTGGCGCACTCGATGGTGATGGCTCTCTGGTCGTTAGCTGCGGAGGAGGAGCACCAAGAGCGATTTTTCTCCTCCACATACATTCCGATCCGCCCGTCGACACCGATGCCGTAGTTGCTGCTTGCCTGCCGTGAGGTCGGCAAAAAGATGTTGCCCAGCGTTTCCACGCTGCACTGACCTACCACGCAGTGCGGCGTGATGCGGTCAATGCTGTGGGTGCGCTGTCCGGAGTGGTTCGGGCTGAGCTTGGTGTAGGACACCAGAGGGCTGTTCGTGTAAGCCATATTATTCATCCTCCTTTTCACTGCGGTCATGAAGCTGCTCCAGCACGGATTTCAGCTTCTGCGGGATGGGAAGTCCCAGGTATGCGGCGTTCTCCAACAGGGACACACCCTCATTCGACAGGTAGAAGAAAATGACGGCGGTACGCATCACCGAGCCGCTGCCGATGACGCGGGTGTCGAGAATATGCCCAATGCCGACCAGGGCGAAGATGAGCACCTTTTTGAAAATGCCCTTGAAGCCGACTTCGCTGGACAGCTTCTTGTCCACCACGGCGCACATGATGCCGGTGATGTAGTCGATGACTACGAAAGCCAGAAGCGCATAAAGCAAGCCGTCACATCCTCCCAAGAACCATCCCAGCCAGCCGCCGATTCCGGCGAACACCACCTGAATGGTCGTCCAGAATTCTTTCATGTTGTTTGTCCTCCTTTGAGATTAAAAATGGGTATGAAAAAAGTGACGCCGGAGCGTCACGCTTTTCCGATAGCATAGTCCGATAGCATAGATTGATACTTTGTAGGTTGCCGATGGTACCGTATTTGGTCTTACGGCAAATATCTTTCCGGGGTTGGTCGTTGTAGACCAGCTACTCGAACTGCCTCGCTCCACAAACATGGCATAATTGCTGTTCTCCGTGGAGATATGGACATGAGGAATTTCCGCGAAGGTAAATGGAAAATTAGGGAGCGCAATTGCGCCGCTCTCATAGAGCACGCCCCATGCCGTTGAAATGGCAGTCGTAAAGGAATACTGACCCCAACATTCTGCTGTACCGCTCTTCCATTTGCGGTAAGTCCAGATGCCGCTTGTCCCGTGCTGAATGACAAAATCCGCAAGGGTTGAGCCATCCACCCGCATATCCCCGGCAACATCCAGTGTAGCCTGCGGATCCGGCGTGTTGATGCCGACCTTCTTTTTCCGCAGCGCGATGAGCGGCGTACCCTGCGGGACAGTAAAATACAGATCCAGACTGCTCAAAGAATAGAGCTTGTCTTGGATCTGCAAATGGAAGTCGTAGGAGCTGTTGGC